ATGTAAGTCTAACATAAGCAATAGAAGATATTATCTCTGCTTGAGCAGTAAACCAAGTAGTTGCTATTTCGTTATATAAAAAACTATTAGAAGGAGGGCCTAAAGCTGTTAAAGCTGCTGCTATTTTAGTAGCTACATCTGTAGTAGAAGATGAACCAGTTAGTTCTATTCTTAATTCTTCTTGATTACCCCTGTAAATATAATTTTCATACTCACTACCTCTTTGAACATTGCTATCAACCCAATCTGTTGTGCTAGCATCTTGAGCTAACCATACCCAATATCTTTGATTATAAGTATCAAAATGAAACCATTGTCTTTGATAATTATTTACACCAAAACCTCCATCATGGTCTGGTAATTTTAATCTGTATAATAAATATCTAGGATTTACCCAAGAATTATCTCCTAGAATTTTATCATCAGCAATCCCAGATAAAGTACCTAATTCTATATTTCCGTCAATATTTAAAGAATATATAGCAGATTCTTTAGGAACATCTAAAGTTGATGGAGAACTAATTATTCCAGGATGGAATCCTCTTATTTCTTCAAATTCTTTAGGCATTTTAAGTAGTAGCTATATAAGTTTCAATATCGCAAGATGCTGTATCAGATTGTACTTTTATTGTTGTTAAATCTCCTATTGAACCTGATGTAGCAGTTCCTGCTCCATTAGCATCAAACACATCAACAACACCTCCTGATGAATCAGCATTAAATATAAATGATTGCCCTTTATCAACTTTTACAGCAAACTCATCACTATTTTCATTTACAAAAATCAAACATATATGATTAGTATCATCAAGATTTGTTATTCTTATATATCTTACGTTACCCTCTATATATTGACCAGCACCTTCAGTTGATGCATGAAAAGTCATAATAGTAATCAAGTCAGTTGTAGCAGTCATTAAACGCTTTACAACATTTTTTATCCCAGTAACAGAAAAAGAGTTCATAGAACCCAAATCTCTTCCACCAAGAACTATACCTTCTTGTATTTTTACCGTTAATGTGGCTGTCGAAAATGACCTAGCCATTGTCTTCCTCCTTCTTATAATTACATTTTAAATTTTCTAAAACTTTTGTTCTTTTTTCTAATTCTTCTACCTTTGTGTCTAGTTCGTTTTTATCAAACACATATGACATTATTTTATCCAGTTTAAAATGTTTTACCATTTTATTTGCAACTGTATTTATAAGCATTTTAGGTATTATCACTCTAAATCCATTAGTATTTTTTCAAGTCTATCAAACCTATCATCTAACTGAGTTTCTATTTTAGCAACACTTATCTTTAGATTAGTTATATCTTTTTCAGTTGTTTTTACTCTAACAACAGTTTTATTACTTTCTGTTTCAAGTGTATCTATCTTAGTAGAATAAGTTCCTGTAGTAAAAAATATAGTTCCTGCTACTGTAATAACAGTAAAGATATTTCCAACGCTTATGGTTGTATCAATCATCGTTCATTCCTCCTTTTTCCATTATCCTTAAGAACTTATCTTTCAATCCATTACCTGATAGTCTTGCTATTATTTCTACCTGAGCTTTAAATATTCCATTAAGTTTCTTCTGTTCCATTTGTACTAACTTTTGTTGGTCTATTAGTTTTATAATAATACCTTCCAACCTCTTGAAGTCTTGGTCTAGTTCTGTCATCAGAGTCTCCTGAATGAACTTGTTTTGTCTCCATATAAAAAATCCGAACGCTATCGTCATCGCAACGGGTATTCCAAATTGTTCCAAGATTGTAAGTATATCCATTATTTATTCCCATCTATTAGCTCCCCCCATAATGAGGTTTTGCCATTAATTATCTGTACTATGTGTACAGTAAATAAACCTCCTCTAAAGTAATCAACTACTGCAAAAGCATGTGCCCAATTTATAGCTTTACCACCAAGCCATTTATTTTTTTCAGGACTCATATCTTTTAAACATCCTAAACTCCAAGCAGACTTTGGTCCGTCTATGTGAGTTACAGAAGCTTGTTGTAGTCCATGATGATGTCCATACATTACATTAGCACCTAACATTAAATGTGCTTTAGCATGATGCATACCAGATTTATGGTGACCATGATAATAATGTAGTTTACCTATCTTTAACCATTTTTTAGGCTCTAAATCAGCAGGATAATATTTATATCCTCTTTCCTTTAATTTAACAGCTCTATCAAACTGGTATTGTGGTAAATATGGATGCTCATTAACAAACATATTACACCATTCATCGTGGTTACCTCCGCATAAGTATTTCTCTTTACATCCTACTTTATCCAAAGATTCATCTATATTATCAAGAAGCTCATTGACAGATTTAACATCCTTGTCAACTCTAGGTACAATGTACTCTAATGGTGGTTTTTTCTTAGCTTTCCATTGCCAATGAGATACACTTCCCCATTCACCTAAATCGCCCAAATCTATATAAATATCAGGCTTAATTATTTCTATTGCTTTCTTTACAACATTAATTGCTGCTTTGTCTTGTAAAGGTGCATGTTTGTCTGGTGTGACTATTGCACGCTTTAAAACTCCTTTATCTTTCGCCATAACTCTCCTAATTTAGTTCTTTGTCTACTTCTCCCCAATCATTGGGATTAGTCCAGGCGGAAGTCGCGTCTTCCAAGAGTTTAAGTGTTTCGTTCCTACCTAACTTTAAAAACCTATCGCCACATTTTAAGCATTGCCATAACAAGCTACCATCATAGGTACCTATTATTTCCAAACCTGCAACACTCTTTTTATCGCATGTAGGGCATTTTTTAGGCCTTGTTTGAAACGTCTCATTACTTTCAATACCAATTCTTTCAATTATATCTCCCTTTTCTTTATCGGTTATATCATTAAGTAAAACGAATAACTTTTCTATCATTATTTTAATATAGCTTCTTTTACAACATCTTCAACAGAATCATATATTGCAACCAATATTTTTTCTTCTGTTTTTTCTGATATAAAAGGCACATCAACATTATCATTTAACTTTTTAATAATCTTGTCTTTCATCTCATCATTAAATACATAATCTGCTATCATTTGTTTTAGGTCCATAACTTCTCCTTTTTAAAAGTCTTGAGGCTTTATAAAGCCAGTTCCTGTTTTTGTTTTTGTAAATTTCTTAATTCTTTTAACCCCTTGCATAAAATCATCCATAAAAACTTGATGTACTTGTATATCAAAATTAGGAGGAAATTTATAACCATAAGCTATTGCTCCCATTGCAAGTATTTCATGATATTGTTCTGGAATGGCAGACAAAGGGCCATTATAATCAACCATAGCATCATCTTGGTCTGTTCCTGATGCAGCTTGTGTAAATGTTTCTGGAAGAAACGAACCTAATACCCTAACATTGTAAGTCCCTGTTATTGAACAAGATTGATAATTACTAGTTCTTCCATCTCTTGTAACAGCATTGTTAACCTTTTCTACTATCGCTATTCTAGAAAATATTCTTTCATCTTCTTTTTGTCCAATAGTTGACCCTTCAGCATATTTTTTATAAGGACTCATAAACCAAAATCTTTTATTAGAAGCATTAGCTATTGGAGTAGCCAAAGCTGTGTCAGCTGTATCTTCAGCATTAGTTCCAAATTCGTCATCATCTATAATAGGTTCTCCAATTAATTTAGGTATTTTCACATCATTAAAATAAACTGATTCAACCTTAATAGCATTCTTAGGAAAATTGTAGTATCTTTGTCCAGCTATAGAATTAAATACAACACTTCTTTTATATATATCTGTTTCTTCTGCAATTCTATTAGCAGCCATTTCAATATACATCTCATATTGTCTACCAGAAACATTAGGGTGATGCATTTTAATTATTTCTGTAATTTGAATTTTATTCATTAGGAGTCTCCATTGGTTTTCCAGAACCATATTTTTGACTTATCATATTCATGTCTTTTATTTTCATAGTAACTAACCATTCTGCTTGAGATTTTAATAAATTCACTAATTCAATATCTTCTTCTTCTTGAACATTATTACTTAAGTAACCATCTACTAAATTTATACACATACTTAAATAAATTGCATTTCTACAATCTTTAGGTATACCTAAGAAAATTTCTCTTTCTCTATCAGCATCAACAAGAGAAAAGTTTTGTAAACCACCTTGCTCTCCAAGATTATGAGTTATATGAGAATCTATTTCTGGACCTAATCCAAACACAGGAAACGTCATATAATAAACTTTTGCAGTAGGAACCGCAGAAGAGTCTTTAGGAAAAACATCTAATCCACCACTGATATTTACACACCATGCAGGATTAAAAGGGTCATTTTCATAATAAATACTATTAGGATTAATTGCTTGATTATCTAAGTTTTGAATTTTTCTAGCATCATAATAATATTGGTCATTATTAGTAGTATCTTCATCAGCAGTATTTTGTCTAACTACTTTTAAAATTCTTTTAGAATAAAGAGTTGCAAATGAAGCTGAACCATAAGTTGGTTGATTAGAAGTATAATATCTTGTTGTTTCAGATAAATGTTCTAAAAG